GGCAGAAGTAGAATTACCTGGTGGTATAAAATTTAAAGGTGGCAAGATATTTGTCATACTTACAGCATTGACTACAGCGGCAGGTGCTTTGTGGGGTGGTTTTGAATTTTACAAAGATTACCTAACGATGAAAGAACAGATACAAGAATATGTTGCACCAGATCTATCTGGTTTTGACAAAGAGATTGCTCTTACAAAAGAAGAGATGAAAAGCAAAACAGATCTTATACAAACAGAAGTAGAGATGATTATGCAAGAAATGGAAATGATCATGTCAGAAATTAGACTAGTGTCTGATGTAGCAAATGAACTTAAAAATGATTTACGACAAGACGTAAGACGAGTAGAAAAGATAGTAAATGATGTTGAACAATTAGTTAAAGAAGATTCGAGAGAAACCAACCAGGAGTTAAGAGATACCACGAAGGACATTCAAGATGACATGGCACGATTAACGGATAAGTTGGAATCAGCCATGACTGAGCTAGAAGAAAAGGTAGAAAAGAGAATAAAACTTGCATTAGAAAACCCTTTATCACAAATGTAGTATGGCTAAAACACCCACTAACGAATACTTTACACCTGTCAAAAAAAGAACTAGTATAGGGCGTTCTCCACGCAGTAGGCCAAAGAACAAAAACAAAAGACGTCAGTACGTTAAATATAGAGGTCAAGGATGAGAAAAGGTTTATACGCTAACATTCATGCCAAGAGAAAACGTGGTGGCAAGATGCGTAAGAAAGGTGCAAAGGGTGCACCAACTGCAGCTAACTTTAAAAGAGCAAAACAAACAGCGAGGAAAAAATGACTAAATTATGTCCTAGAGGTAAAGCAGCAGCTAAGCGTAAATTTAAAGTTTATCCCAGCGCCTATGCAAATGCTTATGCTTCAAGAATATGTGCAGGTAAAATAAAAGATCCTAGCGGTGTTAAAAGAAAAGATTTTAAAGGACCAAAAAGAGCTATGGGTGGAGATATTAATTTTAATGATATATCACAAGCAAGAAAAATGGTTTCCAATTACAAGCAAGGCGGCATAGCTAAAGGATGTGGCGCTGTAAAACAAAGCAAAAGAAAAAAAACTAAAAAGTCATAATGTCAGGTCATAAAGGTTTAGATAAATGGTTTAAACAAAACTGGGTTGATATTGGGTCAAAGAAAAAAGGTGGCGGATTTAAAAAATGTGGTAGGTCTAAACAAAAAGCAGACGCCAAAAGAAAATATCCTAAATGTGTTCCTGCAGCTAAAGCTGCAAGAATGAGTGAAAGTCAAAGAAAATCAGCAGTAAAAAGAAAAAGAAGTAAAGCTCAGGGAGTTGGAGGTAAACCAACAAATGTAAAAACATTCGCTGCTAATGGAGGTCTAATGTATAATAGGAGAGCTGGACAAGCCATTAGAGGATTTGGTTTTAAAGGTGTCCTCTAAAAAAGATCCAAAAGTTGGTACAGGTAAAAAACCAAAAGGAAGTGGAAGACGACTCTATACTGATGAGAATCCACGTGATACTGTGTCTATTAAGTTTGCTACTCCTGCTGACGCTAGGAGAACAGTGGCAAAAGTTAAAAAGGTTAACAAACCTTTCGCAAGAAAAATACAAATACTAACAGTAGGTGAGCAAAGAGCAAAAGTGATGGGTAAGTCACAAGTAGCGAGTATATTTAAAAAAGGTAAAGATGCCATTAGAAGAGGAAATAAAAAAAGACGTACGTAAATGGTCCGAACATTTTTTAGAAATACCTAATAAACACTTAGGTGGTTTTCCTGCGTGTCCGTTTGCTAAAAAGACTTGGAAAGATAATAAAGTTGTTGTTGCAGTAAAAAGAAAAAACAAGTGGTATAAAGCAGAGTTTAACGCTCATATAAAACAACTAGATTTTTCTGTTCACGAGTTATTGATATTTTGTGATCCTTACTTTAACTATTCTTTAGACAAATTTCAGGAAATAATAGATGACTACAATAGTTGGTATAATAAAAAGGATATATTTTTTATGGGTTTTCATCCCCTCAACCCAGCCAATGAGGAGGAGCAAGAGTTTCTCGTCACTCCAAATGGGGACACCCCTGTTGTAGAAAGCGAACTGGAGTATTCCATGATACTTGCACAAAAGTTCTCGCAATTACAAGAAGCATCTGATAAATTACACAGAATTGGTTATTATAAAAAATGGCCAAGTGGGTACTATAAGGACGTCGTAGTATCTAGAGCAAAAACCTATAAACGAATATTCGGAGGTCAATATGATGGGTAAAAAGAAACAAGTCGGAATGATGATGAAGCGAGGCGGTAAGCTTGAGCTTAAAGGTGGCGGAAAAGTCATGAAAGGCAAAAAGAAAAAAGTGATGAAGAAGAAAAAAGGTAAGAAGAGAGGCTAATGCCAACTTACGCTTCAACATCTAATTTTGATCTTACAATAGATCAAATATGCCAAGAGGCATACGAACGTTGTGGTTTGCAAATTCGTTCAGGTAATGATTTGCAAACTGCAAAACGTTCTCTTAATCTTATGTTAGCAGAATGGGCTAACAGAGGTATAAATTTATGGACAGTTAAAAAGCAAGAAAAATCTTTAGCTGCAGATACAACTAATTTGACTGGTGCTAATTTATTTGGATCAGGAGCAAATTCTCCTGAGTCTATTGTTGATATAACAGATGTAATAATAAGAGATTCAAGTAACAATGATTATGCTGTAAATTCTATTAGTAGAGCAACATATTGGAACTATACTGTTAAAACAACCAGCGGAAGACCAACTCAATTCTATTTTGAGCGTACGATAAACCCAACACTATATCTATATCCTGCAGCCGACCAAGCGTACACTCTAATATATTATGCTCTTGTTCGTATGGCAGATTCGGGCGATTACACAAATAATTCTGAGATTCCTTTTCGTTTTCTTCCATGTCTTGTAGCGGGTCTAGCTTATTACATATCTATGAAAAAAGCGCCAGAAAGAATGCAAGCACTAAAACTTTTATATGAAGATGAATTTAAAAGAGCTGCTGATGAAGATGGACAAAGAACAAGCGTATACCTTACACCTCAAACTTATTTTCCTACTGGTGGAGGATATTAATGCCTAAGTATTCTACTGGTAGATTTGCAAAAAGAATATCTGATAGATCAGGAATGGCTTTTCCATACAACGAAATGGTTAAAGAATGGAATGGATCAACAGTGCATACAACTGAATTTGAAGCAAAACATCCCCAATTAGATCCGAGATATCATCCAACTGACCCTCAATCTTTACAAAATGCAAAACCTCAAATAATTAGTGCCAATGTATTACTTGGAATAAATTTATTTGCAGGTAATATATTTAATTCTGATGGCATGATGCCGACAAAGGATAATAAAGAGCTCCTCGCAAAAACGCAAGTGGGCACAGTTAATGTGGTAATATCATGACAACATATACTGAATTAGTAGATCAAATTAGAGATTACACAGAAACGACATCAGACGTTCTGACGACTACAATAGTTAACGATTTTATAGAACATGGAGAAAAAAGAATATTTAGAGATATAGATCTTGATATTTTTAGATCGTATCAATTTGCTACACTTACAACTGGAAACCCTTTTGTTTCACTACCAGGAGCAAATACTGGTGATTTAGCCTTTGTTAGATCTGCACAAATTTATACCGCTGGAGGAACTCCAACTAGAGAATATTTAATTCAAAAAGACATTAGTTTTATGAATGAATATTGGCCAAACAGAGATTCTACAGAAAAACCAAAATACTATGCAATGTGGGATCAAGATACAATATATCTTGCGCCTACACCGAATTCTGCATATAATATCGAATTAGCTTTGAATAAGCAAGAAACAGGGTTGTCATCATCCAATACAACTACTTGGGTGAGCACAAATGCCCCCAAAGTTATTCTTTATGCTACTCTTTGTGAAGCATTTAGATTTCTTAAAGGGCCAGATAACATGCTTCAATATTATGAACAAGGCTATCAACAAGCATTACAAGGCTTGCAACTTGAACAACAAGGTAGAAGAAGACGTGATGAACACTATGATGGGGTTCTTCGTTTTCCTCTTAATTCGCAACAA